CCATTTGAACATGGATGTAGTTAATTCTTCGATCTAACTCCTCGTTGAACGAATCCCATACATCCTTGTTATTCACCAGTAGTTTTAAGTTCATCGTTGTCCTTGCCCTGTGTTGGCTGAGAACCCTGGTTCATTAGGTGTAGGAACTGAACCTGTACCTACCTGTCCACCACCAGATCCCTGTGTGTCCTGGGCTTGTGCCCCTGCAGGTGCTCCCTTTGGAGGTGCTGCAGGTGGAGGTGGTGGATTTTCTGCTTGAAACTTTTTGAGTATCTCAGCTTGGATTGCTGCATCAGTCATTGAGTTTGCAACCTTGTCAGGATCAAGATCCATAGAGTTTGCAATCTCTCTGATAATATAATCCATTTTTGCAAAAGGTGCAAGTGCAGGGTTTTGTACAACACCAAGAAACTGCATCAAGCGTTGGCTACGTACTTCGTTAGCCATAAGTGAGTTTGTTCCTTCAGCCTTTACCTCTAAGTCACCCTTGATCTCAGGATCAAAGTCAAACTGCATGTTAAAAGAAAAGAAAGCTTTAGCTAGTGGTCCAAGTAGATAATCATCTATATTCTTTACGACAGTCCTAATGCTACCGTTGGCAGCAGACATAAGCATAGAAATACCAGAAGCAGTGCGACCAACTCCAGTAACGCCTGTTTGACCATGAGCGAAAGATGGGAAACCAGTTGATTCATCTGCTAATACCCTTGCTTTATCGAACATCTGCATGTTCTCGTTAGATACGTTGGGGAACTTGGTTCCAAAGATGCTTTGCCCAGGTGCACCCCCCATTCTGCGTAGGACTTTGCCAGGGTACATTGTTAAGTCTTGTCCTGGAGCTAAATTAGTCTCATCCACTTCAATTAACAAGTTACCAGAAAGTGCAGCATTGTCTACACTCATACGCATAAAACCATTCATAAGAGTCTGTGTGTCATCCATATTCTCTGCAATACCCACCCCAAAGAAGGAGTAAGGATTAATTTCGTATGGTACAGCATAGTAAGGAAGGATAGCAGGAGTAAAAGGATTCATAACAAGACGTAAGACTTGCCCATTACAGATCCAGATATTAGCTGATACTTGATCCTGATCCTTCAACTCTTTTGGAATATCTACTTCATGAGCTTTAAGAATGTCTGTATCTACATAGCCCCAGAACTCAAGGACGTTATAACGTTCTGCTCTAGTCTCTTGATCTGCATCCTCCATGACCTGTTCCCACCACTCTTTAGTGTAGGACTCGCCAAGTTCAATCGCTGCATCAATCGCATTAGATCTGAAGAATGGTCTGTTTTTTAGTGCTCTCATCTGAGAACGAGACATCTTGTGACGTTCTACTACGTACTCTGCCTCATCCATGTTGTTAGCATCTGGGTCAGGATAGAAGTTCCATATACTCACAGAGGCAGTCTGTGGTATCGTCTTATACATAGGAGAGTAGTTACCCTCATCATCCCAGTTAGGATATTCTTTGTCTAGAGCAAATGGCCCCTTCATAATGCCTGTGCCAAAGAGAGCAGTCTCAAAGGCTGTATTACGTAGTTGCTTACTTGCGTTAGACTCTTCTAACTGATCGTGTATTTTCTTTTCCATCTTTTTAGCTGCAACCATTGCAGGATGAAAAGTAGGTTGTGTGGGTGTAAGACCTGGCCCTTCCTTAAGCTCATCAAGGACAGGCTCTAGTCTATCCTGCATTCCTGCAAGACGTTCACGCAAATCAATTATCGTTTCTCCAGGCTGTAGCTTAGTGTCCTCTGGTGTCATCTGAGGAGCAGCACCTGTAGCCTGTTTAATTTGAGGGTTTGCCTCAAAGTGTACTGACTCTGCCACACCATCTGGTAAACGAGTAGGATTGATAGAAATAGGAAACTTGTGAGAACCAAAGAGCACATCTACGATTTGACCATAGGCTGCAAGAACTTTGGTCTTAGTAACTTTAACAAATACACGAGACTTTTCTGTAGAGGTAAACTGAACGTCAGGGCCATAGATACCCCTGTAGTTTTGGTATGATTTAATCCAACGTTGTTCGTCTGAGTATCTAGCTTTATCAGCTTTGTAATATCTTTCTTCTACAAAATTAACAATATTACCTACAGTTGGATCACTGTAGACTTCGTTATCAGATTTGTCATCTGCATAAGAGGATGTTGCCTCATCTATCGATAATTCGTCTGATTCAAAAATGTCATCTTCTTCCATGAGTATTCCTTAATATCCAAAGGTAGGGTCTGAGGCTTGAAAGCCTGTGCGTTGTGAAGCAGGATCAAAGTCAAAGATGCTACTTCTGGGTCTTGTCATTATCCCATATCTTAACGCATCATATAAGTGATCCTCTGCGTTGGTATCTACATCTTCAGGGTTTCTTTTGTCTAGAGGAATAGAGGGTAGCTGAGATATAAGGTTAACGCAATTAGAAAATATAACAAGTCTAGGTTCCTCTGTAAACTCATCTAATTGTAAACGTCTGTGTAACTCGTTTTTACCTGCTACACGAGAACCCTTAGATCTATCTGAAGGTCTCCACCTACATCCTCTCATAATCATTTGTTCTGCTAGACTTGGACCAGTATCACCACGATTATGCCAAAGAGATGAGTCAAGCACACCATACTTTATCTTCTCTTCACCTTCTATGTCCAGGATCATGTCAGCCAAATCAGTAGCAATTATCTTAGAAACATATAGCTCTCTGTAGACTATTAGCTGTTCAGATCCTGGAACAACTGCGAACCAGACTACACCAGTGTAAGATCCATATCCATAATCGCAAGCTCTAAAACGAACCCAGTTGCTAGGTATGTCATAGGGATCAACTACGTGTATGCGTCTGTTAAACTCTGGAAAGGCTGCACCCTCGTTTATGTCCCAGTCACCCTCAAGGAGTTGTCTTCGCTGATGCTCTGGTAAAGATAAAAGGTTTGCCTCATACATCCCATCCTCAGATAGATAGGGATTATCAAATAACGTAGCAGGTATAAACTTTCTTTTAAATAGAGGTTCACCCTCTCTTGTATGTCCTCTAGGCCAACAGATTATTTCACCATTCTCATCTGTAGCCCAGAAAGGTTGGTCTGGAGTACTAGGGTCTATAAAGTGACGTTTGACCCACTGGTGTCCTGGCCCACCTGGGTTACTCGTTGCCCTCATGTAGAGTGGTAATCCAGAGGCTCTGGTTGTACGTAAACGTGACCTCATGTAATTCCAGGAGTAAGGACTAGGCCACTGTGTTAGTTCGTCAAACCCTATCCAGTTAAAGGCTTGTCCTTGGTATCTCATAACGTCATCATCTCTATCAAGGTATGACATCCAAAGTGTTGCACCATTAGGTGCTACCCAAGTCTTATCTCTCTCCATAAACCTAATGCCAGGAATAGCTTGTGGATAAAGTTGCTTGCTTACTGATATAAGTTCTCTGAGTTCTTCTGTTGATCTACGCACAAGAAGCATTCGTGCATGTGGATTATTAAAGTATCTAACAGGATCAGCAACTAAGCTATAGCTCTTACCACCACCTGCTGCTCCTCCATATAGGACTTCTTGTTCTGTTGCAGCTAGGAACCTAGTCTGTGGTCCTGGGTTCGGTTCGAATATCACCTTTTGTTTGACCACAGAAGGGACAGCACTCCCCTCTTTCGAGTTTGATGTAGTCCTCATCTGGGTCAAGACTTCTGGTGTTTCTACCACCAATTCTTTCTTCTTCGATTTTCTGGCTTTTCCTTGACGCTTCTTTATATTTTTTGGCATACTGTCTGTAGTTAGACGATGACCTACGTCTTTTTTCTTCCATTCTGACACGTTTGTATAACCCTACATGTGAGATGTTTCTACCAGACTGATCAGACAACCACTTTGCTACTTGTCTAACACTATAGTCTTGAAGAAACAACTTTGCTTTTTCTAAAAGTTCTAGTTCTTCAGGGATAGGAATTAAAAGCATTTCATCTTCTTCATCCTGTTTGTAACCAAATGGTACGTGTCTTCCTACTCTAACTACAGGATACCACTCACCCTTTTCACCTTTGAGGGGTATCTGCCAGTCTACCTTAGTTGGATGGTCTGCCTCTGACGCTCTCTTACTCATCTTCTTTCGCAGGTAAAATAAATAAAGGCTCTGTAGCTTTTACTTCTACCTTATCTGTTTTTGCAAATCCTGCACGATCTAAAATATCTTTAGCTGCTAACATCTTTTCTTTTACACCCAGATCAGTAGGATCAGCCATAACAGAGAACATAGTATACGCAGCCTTGGTTGATGATTGTGCTATGAACTTCTTTGTAAGGTCTGCAATCTCATCTGTCAAGGCATTAACAATACTTGTAGAGGCTACAGCATCAGCATATCCTGCAAGCTTCTTAGCCTGAACAGGATCACCCTTTGCCTCCTCAAAGAGAACATCAAGAAACTTCTGTTGTTTTTCTGTAAGTTGTCTAGCCATTTTTCACCATGTATGCTATGAAAATAATAATACCTACTGCTGAGAAAAGAAGCAAACCTGAAATAGTCCAGGTTATAATTGCTTCTTGCATCTCTGCTTTGCGATACTCTTGCTCTCTTTTTTGTTTACGTATACGTCCCTCAGTAGCCACTAGCTCATCCCAGGCTGATGGCCCCATACTAAAACTGATCCAGTCTTTTAGCTCCTGGCGCATGGATTCTGCTTTTTTCTTGGCAGTGAAAATAGCCAAAGCCTCTGCCTCTATTGAGTCTCCATTTAAGGCTTTCCACCAGGGAGGATTCTTGTTTTTCTTTTCAGCTTGACCTAGATCTGCCATATGACCTGCCCACTGCTGAAGTTGGGAACTCATATCATTGAGATCCTTTCCCACCTGAAAGCCTTTCTTGAGCGCATTGAATGCGACAGTCGCCCCACCTATAATTGTAACTGGATCGATAACGAGCCTCCTCCCAAAGCACTACTATCATCATCAATAAAATTATTTGATTCTTTCAGATAAACATTTTACTATCCTTTTCTATGTTAACCCTAACTGGGCAAGGATAGTTATATATGAATAGTTATATCAGAGTAGTGACAAATATGCAACCCTGTTATGTTGGGCGATAATGTTCCTCACCTGAAAGTATTACGTGGAAGTCTGAAGAAGACTCCTCAAAACCTACAATCTTATCCCCTGCAGATAAAGCAAGGTATGCTCCACCTTCAATAACTTCTTCTAGCCCATTACCTGCAATACTGTGATCATCAATAATAAAATGATAAGTTGTAGTAGAAACTTCGTACCATTGAAGACTATACTTTTTAGTTGAGGCAGAGCCATTAGATACGTGTAAAAATTTAATAAGGCTTATGTAGTTATTAGGACAAGTGTAAATAACGTTACCACTTGCCCCACCTGCAGTTGCAGTAAGGTCTTTAGCTGCTGAAAAGAATTTAGCATTGGCTAAAGAAGTCATTTCTTACCTGTGACTTTCTTTACTACTTTAGTTGTCCAAGCTTCATTGACATCAGGGGTAGAAGGATCATCCTTTATGTAATGACCCTTCTCGTTACGAGCACGTACTTTTTCTGTCTCTGTACCCTGATTGTTTATAAAATCTAGAATAGTAGGATCTTTAGAGTGCCACTCACCATGAATCTTTTCTGCAAGAACTGCACCATACTGATCTATTACTTTATCACCTTCTAGTTTCATTTCTTATATTTCCCTTCTACACCAAACTTCTTCTTGTGTTCTGCAATAGACTCTTCTTTGTAACGAGTAGTATACAGCTTACCCTTCCAAGTAAAGGTTGGTTTCTTAGCTGATCTATTACGCCTGAATGCTGCAGCAAAAGACTCGTTTGTTACTGGTCCCTGTGCAGGACGTGGTTGAGGCTTTTTGTTTTCTTTCTTCTTAGGTGGTCCCTTACGAGGAGGAGCCTTAACAGGAGGCTTGGTCTTTTTAGGATCTACAGTCTTTGGTTTAAACTTTCTATCCTGCTCCTTCTTTTTCCTATCCTCTGGTGGTTTTGTATCTATCTTTGGACCACCCTCTAGAGTAGAAGAGCGCAGAACTGCAGGTGCAGGTGTTTTAGGTTTTGGTCTTGGAACATTACGAACAGAGTAGTCTCTGTTACTAGGCTTAGTCCTTGAACCTCCAACTACCTTTGCGTCATCACCTGGCCTACTAGGTTTCTTAGGAGAAGCAGTCACAACATTTGGTTTCTTCTTAGGAACTGAAGGAACACTGCTTGGCTTGCTATCCTTTTTAGGAGGTGTATTTGGTTTCTTAGGCGCAGGGGATGTTGAAGGTTTTTGAAACTTACCTGTTCTTGGATTAACAGGTTGATTAGGCTTACTAGGATTTCTCATAGTTGGCCCTTTAGTTACTTTTACATTAGGAGGTTTAGTATTCGTAATCTTAGCGTTTTTGCCTCGCTTTCCTAAATTCTTTATAAATTCTTGGGCTGCTTTTCGTCCTGCAGAAGATTTAGCAAAAGAGTATGCTGCTCTTCCTAGAACGACAAATATGAGAGGGGCTGCCATTTTTCTTAGCCTTTCTTGTAAGTATTAGGTGCTCTTTTAATCCCTGTGTTTAGTTCACTAGAAGATTTAACCATACCACCTACGTTGTACATGGCAACTCTGCCACCCTTGGCGTAAGCTTTTTTCTTTAAGCCACCTTTAGCCATACCTTTTTTCTTCATCATGGCTCCACCGTTAGCCATACCCTTCTTTTTCATCATAGCACCACCATTAGCCATGCCCTTTTTCTTTTTAGACATGCCACCTTCGTTCATGTAACCCATCTTGTTACGAACTGATGTTGGTAGTTTTTTAAGGCCAGTCTGGTTTGCACTAGGAGCTTTTAATCCTCCTGCTGCCATGCCCTTTTTCTTCATCATAGCACCACCATTAGCCATACCCTTTTTCTTTTTCATGTTAGCCCCACCATTAGAGTAGCCTTTTTTCTTCATCTTTTTCATTGTTTTTCCTCACTATACAAATTGTTAAAGACTCGTTGCGTATCCCAAACATAGTCCACGTTTTCTTTTGAGTTATAAATATTTTGGTTGGGTCTAAAATCTGGAGCACCTTGTCCAGTTTCAAACCAAGCAGGGTGAGTTACTCTCACTCTATTATTGGGTAACGCAACTATGTTACCTGTGTATTCACCTGCGTCTAACAATTCTAAAACATGAGATTGTTTATGTTGTGCAGGATCGTCTGCTACTTCACTGTCTGTGTAGTCTACAGTAAAATAATACTTTGCAGGATAGAACTGTCCATCTACTTTGGCTATCCAGGGAGCAGGACTAGCTCTTTCTAATTTGTATACTGAGTGTGTATGAGACATACAATCCCAGGGTTGTGCTAAGTATGGTGGTAGCTCTGTAGGCCAATCCTCTAAGGGGGTATCTGCCACGAGTGCTGTGAGAGGCATCCTTGCCCACATTGCACCACCATGTATATTCTCTGAGTCATCAAAGTCTGACTCGCAACCTGTAAATATAACTTGAAAACTCAGAGTTCTATTTGGCATGGTGGTCACACCAATTACCATAGCATGTAAGAACTCACCTTCGTATTCCTCTAGATTCTTTGTGTATTCTCTTCGTACCCATGCTTTGAAGTAGGGTATATTACTTTGTAGGTATGCCATCTTTTTTATGTTTCTTTCGCAAGTCTGATTTCGCTTGTTTAAAGACATTCGCTATTGCTGTCTTGCCCATGACTTTAGCACGTTGTTCTGCTACGGTCAATATTTGGATTTTTCTTGCGTAAGGTTTATTTACTCTTTTTACTTTGGCTACTGTGGCTCTGGCATCAGCCATCGTAGCAAACTTAATCGATACTGTATCTTTAGGGTTTTCATCTGTGTACAGTCTACGTCCAGAACCTTTAGGCTTTTTACCTGTTCCTACTTTTGGATCTTTTTTCTTTTTAGTCATTTTTTGCCTTTAGGTTTAACACCACGCTTTTTCATATTAATAGCAATTGCTGCTTGTTGCTTTGGGCTTTTAACAACACCACCTTTGTTTGCTCTAAACTTTCTTGTCTTTTCTGCTATTTTCTTAGGCTGTGCTACAAACTGTTTACCTGCTGCCTTTCCTTTTCTTTTAGCTTTTGTTGTAGCTGCATACTCACTACTACTAAGAGATTTAATAGCTGCAGTAGGTAAATAACGCTCACCAGTCTTAGAACTAGGCTTGCCACTCTTTGTGCGCCACTTCTGTTTAGTCCATTTCTTAAGAGACTTCTGTGGGGCTTTCACGACTTGTAACCTCCACCTTTAGCTTTGTATTGTTTAGCTAACATCTGTGCTTTTCTCGCAGACCATTGTCCAGGTGCTCCACCTTTACCACCTGCTTTGATTGAGTTAAACAAAGACTTTCTCATTCCTGGCTTTGTGTAGTTTCCTGCTTTGTTTACAGTGCTACCACCTCCAGACATTCCAATTACTTTTTTTAAAGACTTTGCTTGTCCTGAGTGTAATTTGGAGGCTTTATTTAAACCTTTTATTACTTTCTTTACTCTGGTTTTGTTTTGTTTTTTTAAAGCCATTGTCTTTACGCCTTACAGTTACACTCTGGTCCACAATTTTTATTTAGAATTGCACATCCTATTCTTTTAAAATATCTCCATAACCATTTTATTATCTTCATAACGAAACTCCTGTTTTAACATTTACACACTTTGGTCTTGCTAAGTAACCTCTGCTTTGAAAATACCTAGCTACAATTACTGCTTCATCAAAACATGACTCTTCTGTGGGAAAAGTTGATTCTGTTTTTGGAAATACTTCACAAGATATTGCTGCAGGTGTGCTACACAAAAGCACGAGGGCTACCCACATTAGATAGCTACCATTATTGAGGCTGCTGCGACCCACAACACAACTATCAATTTTTCTATGTTTGTTAGATTTGACATTACACTAAGATCCTTTGACCCATTTTTTAGAGGGTGACTTTGTTTTAGAAGGACTCCACTTAACTTTATCAGCCCAGTATGCTGCAGACATTTTACCCTTCTTAATGTTTTTTGCGTGTCTCGACTTAAAAGCTTTTCTCTGTCCTGCAGTCTGATTTGTTTTTACACCCTTCTGACCAAACTTGATATACTTATACTTGCCCCCTTCTGAAGCCATAACGTGATGAGACTTACCACTATTGTCATTTAGACGTTGTGGTTTGTTAACACCCTTAAGCCCAACAGCCTTCATCTTGTTTTTGACTCGTTCAGGTATACTCATGTTTTGTACCTGTCATACTTGGGGTTGTCCTTTCTGCCAAACAGTCTTAGCACAAAGTTCATAAAACCTCTAGCAATTTCTGTGGGCGTTGGCAAGAGCCAACCTAAGATAAGGAGTAACATAACCCAGGGTGGTATATTTGTGTTAATGATGTCTAGGTGTTCCACACTACCTGTCTCAACCTCTTTTACTACTTCAGTTTGAATTACATCTCTACCTGCAGACACTTCTTCACTCTGTTCTACAGATAGGACTGACTGCCTATTCTCTTTTCCTATTTGGGCATTGCTGTTGACTGTAGGTCCACCAGATCCACCAAAGGGGAGTAGGGAGGTTAGCCCACACCCAGATAAAAAAAGAAGTAGTATCAACCACCTCATCTGTCTCTCAAAGATTGTTCGATACTATCTAGCTTGTTGAATATTGCTTTGATAGTTTCTCTTATCTCTTTCATCTCTCTGTCATATGAAACTCTGGTAGATTCATACTGTGCTTTGATTACTGCTATATCTTTTTCGTTTTTTGTAGCTTTCATAAACAGAAACCAAACTACAAAAATTAGAGGTGCACCTAACCACTGAATTATAAACTCTAGCATTTCCATTTTATTGATCCTGTCTGTCAGCTTTGTTAAAACAATCAAACTGCAAACCTAAGTATTCATTCTCTTCGTGCTTTTCCCAGTTTGCATTCTGTGCAATTATTTCACACTGTTGTTTTGTAAACAGTTCTTGCATAATGTATTGATTACCTGTGTAGACCCACTCCTCCCCAGTGTTTCCCCACATACTTATAACCAATAGAAACTCTTTCATTACATTAGCTCAAAATGTGGGGCATCGATAAAGGGTCTTCTGGATTGAGAAC